CAAGCTGTAAAGCTGCTTGATACTGCATTATTCTTTGTGCCGTTGTTGAAGCATTAGGGTCAGATACTGGTATTACATCTACTTCATCATCAAAATCACTTGGTAGCAGTTCTTGTCCCTCAATTTGATAAGGATATTCAGTTGGACCAAAATCTCTTATAATTCCTGAAAGAATATTCAATTCTTTCTTCATAGAAGCGTGTATTCTAGCTTGAACAGACCCCATAACCTTCATAGAACGCTCTAAAATGGCTAAAGTTGTTCCTACAGGGGCTTGATTATTCATATCAGCCACTTTCATGTCCGCTACAGACGCAAATCTACGTCCTTCTTCAACTAAATTGTCTAATAATTGATATAAAACGCCTGAAGGCTCTTTATATGGTAAAAAAGTTATATTATCTCGTATTGCACCACCCGGAACGTCCACATCTCTGAACTCACCC